ACAAAGTAAAACAAAAGGCTCGTGACAAAAAGATTTCACAGGAAAAAGCTATCAAGCAAATGCGAGCCATCAAAGGCAAGACCTATAACATTGAAAAAGCAATTGCAGCAGGAGCAGTAGCAGACTTTGGAGTATTTAAAGGAGATCAGGAGCGTCTAGCAGACCTCCTTGATGGTAATGTTGGGTTGTTTAATCCTGTAATGAAAATGATGAAGTATGAGGGCAATGAAGATGACCCTGAGTACATTGGAAGATTTAAGAACGTAGTTGAAGGTTTAGTACTTGAAGGAGTTTTTGGAGGAGCTTTACACGTTGCAATGCTGGGGTTAAAAAGGATGAGAGGTGGAGATAACGCAATCACTGAACTCACTCCAGAAGAAGAGCTTCTTATTAAAGAAATCGAAGAACCTTTTAGTACTCCAAAGAAGGATACTCCAAAGGTAAAAGATCCTAAAGCGGATGGCGTAGATGTAGGAGATGATACATTGCCGAGTTCTGGAGGAATCATTGGAGAAGAAGAGCAAGCTTATATTAAAAGAGCTAGAGAACTTGATATATCTCTTATAGACGCAGATGGGACTAAAAAGACTCCAGGAAAGTTAAAGCTAGAAGTAGACAGAACAATTCAAGATAAAGCTTTTCGAGACTCTGCTGCAACAGCTAGACAGATTGTTGTACATCATGGGGGAAGTCTTAAAGACCCAGATAAACATGGTGGCCTTTTATTTGTAAGCCCAAGTAAAAAAGAAGCACAAGAATACGCTAGAGCCAATCAAGGATTTGATGAGTTTACACTTGAGATACCTACTAATGATTATTTAATAGATCCAGATACTATTGCAAAAGAATCTGAAGGTATAAAAACTTTAAAAGAAATAGGTGCATCTCCTAGTAAGGAATCAGGTTACACTCTTGATGATTCAAGCTTACAAGAACTTTTAGATTCAAGATTTGAACAATATATAGGAGACGAGGGAAGAGCAGCCTTTATAGAGGCGATGAAGAAAAAAGGACACAAAGGAGTTGAAGTACTTGATGTGTCTTTAAAAGACGGAGGAACAAAACAAACTCAAACAAACATTGCCCTCTTCGAGACTCCTAAAAACACAGTCAAAGAAGGTGCAGAAATAAACGCCAGAACTTTTAAAGAAAAAGTAACAAATATTCTTGGCAAATCAAAAGGCAGGGGCGGTGATATATCTCTTGATTCAAGCACTATGAAGGAGCTTATATCAGGCGTAGGAGACACTGCTTCTTTCTGGGAAATCATAAGAATAGTTTCAAAGAACATAACAGCAGAATCTCCTGTCATAACAAAGGTAGATAAAAAGAAACAACAGGAGATTGTTCAGTTTATAAATGACAACCCAGATAAGTACGACAATCTAAAAGAAATACTAGAAAACTCTACTGACGAAAAGCTTATACAGTCGGCTAACGAAGAACTTGTTATGAGTACTGTTATTTACAAGTTCATGCGACACACCGCAGAAGAAACTGTAGGACTTGCAAGAAGACATATTGATAACCCGAAGAGTGAAGCAGATCTGTTAAACTTTATAGATAGCTTTGCTAGGTTTACTGAATTATCACGCATTAACTCAATCAGAGGGAGTATTGCTTCGGGTGCTTTGATGCAACGTAAGTTCCTTAAACAAGGGATGGACGGATTAGATAATAACACTATTAGATCTCTTGAATCTCCTTTGGATAGCAGTGAATATCTTGCAGCCCTTGCAGAAAGATTAGGTACACAAGGCCCAACAGAACTTGCAGTCAGGTTATCTAAGATAAGTAACTTTGATGAGTTTGAAGAGTTGTTGTCTTTAAAGAAAATGCAAGACATCGGTCAGCAAACACTTGGTAGAAAGATGCTAGGCATGACCAGAGAGTTCTACTACAATTCTTTGTTGAGTGCGTTCAGTACTTTTGAAGTTAACGCTGGAGGAGGACTAATAACATCAGCATTTAATTCTTTAGAACGTATAGCTGGTAACATCTTAACAGGAAACTTTAACGCTGCTAAGAATGTTTTAAGACACCACTATGGACTTAAAACTTTAAGACAAGGATTTAGTGCCATGTCAAAGGCTTGGAGAGAAGATCGAAGTGTTCTTGTTCCTGGAAGAGCGCAGTTCATGGAGCAAAGACCAAGACAAAGAGCTTTCTCTACTGAAAACACTGGCGTAGCAGGACAAGCTTTTAATTTTCTAGGAGCATTTATAAACCTTCCATCAAGAGCGTTAGTTGCTACCGACGAGTTCTTTAAACAAATGGCTTACACTGGATACATTAAAGGCGAGCTTGCAGTCAGATATCTTGATGAATACAAAGCTGCTCTTGATGCTATGGACATGAAAAAGTTTAAAGACTTAGGGATTGATAAAGACCCTATGGATATTAAAGATCCTGAGTTCACTAACTGGTTGAACGCAAAAGTTGAAACAGAATTTGAAAAGCATCTTACAAGTGATGGATCTTTCTACAGCGAAAAGAACAGGTTAATGGCAGCACATACTGAGTTAACCAGGCAGGGTAAGTTATTTGGAGATGGCAGGGAAGAAGCACTTGATAAATATCTTAAAGAAAATCCTTCTCCAAAAGATACAGAGACATCAAAGCTTGCTGAAACGGCTCAACAAGTTGCAAACGAACTTACGTTTACAAACGACAACAACCCTTGGTTTCAAGCTCTTGAAAACGTAATAAGATCCGCTCCCTTTGGATTAGGTTATGCTTCATCATTTCTTATTCCGTTCTTTAGAACTCCAGTAAATATTCTTACATATGCTTTGAAAAGAACGCCTATAGGTTTTGTTATGGAAGGTGCGCCTATGTTAACAAGAAAACTTTTAAAGAAAAACAAGGATATAGCTAGAAAGGGAACAGAAGCCGACAAAGCTTTATTAAGAGGAAGATTAGCCACTGGAGCCGTAATGACATACGTTTGGCATGACCTCATATACAACAGACAAGACTCTGTTACTGGAGGTGGCCCTCAAAGTAAACAAGAAAGAGAAGCTCTAAGGGCTGCTGGTTGGCAACCTTATTCAATTAAAGTAGGCGATACTTATTATAGTTATCAAAGACTAGACCCAGTATCAACAATGATTGGACTTGCTGCTGACATTAGAGATCACCAGAAGTATGACCGAAGCATGGACGAAGAAACTATGCAAAGTCTAGGAGCTAATATGGCTTTTGTGTTTGCAGAAAACCTTACAGATAAAACATTTCTACAAGGTGTAAACAACGCCATTAAACTCATGGACGATCCAGAATACTACGGGCCTAAACTTGTTAGAGACATTGGAGCAGGATTTGTCCCAAACATTATTAATCACTTCAAAAACACTGAAACTGAAATAATGGTTAAAGAAGTTAGAAACTTTCAAGATGCTGTATTTAAAAGACTACCAGGACTTGAAGATACTGTAGCACCTAGAAGAACAGTTCTTGGAGAAGTGGTATATAGAGAGAATCCTGGTCTTTTTGGGAAAAGCTGGCTTGGCCCTTTAAATCCAATCTACACATCTAAAGTTAAAAACGACAAAGTGTTAAGCGAGATGGCAAAACTAGAACATGGTTTCTCAATGCCTAGTAAAAACTTCTATGGCATACCAGAACTAGATATGACTCAGATTCCTATTGAAGGAAAGTACGATGCTTATGACAGATACCTAGAACTTTCTGGAACAGTTAAGCTTGGAGGAAAGACTTTAAAACAAAGACTCAAATCTTTAATGGGAACTGACTTTTATAACAGACTTCCAGAGACAATAGACTTTGAAGCAACAGGGCAAAAGTCTCCAAGGATTAAAGCAATTAACAAGGTTATTAATAACTATAGAAAAAGAGCTAGATACGAACTACTTCAAGAAAGCCCACAGTTAAAAGAAATGTTCGATCAAGCTATGCAAGCAAGGAGAACAGGATTAGCACCCTCATCGTAATTATTTAAAATAACTCACCAAACAAACAATCAATCAATTAATTATTATGGCAAATTCATATGTTGAATATACGACAGCAGGAGTAGGAACAAACCAATTAGGACAAGCGACATTTAGCTACAGTGTTGTAGATGTTCTAAATGCGAACGACATTAACGTCTTTGGTAAAAAAGCTGATGGTACAAAGGATGCTTTGACTATAACATCAAGGAACGCAACTAATAAAACAGTAACACTGAATGCATTCCCTTCTACAGGTTCATATACTACTGTTCGGGTATACAGGCAGACAACTTCAGATGCGCTTGTAGACTTTGTGGACGGAGCAAGGTTAACTGAAAGTGACCTCGATACTGCTTACAAACAAGGACTATTTGTTGCACAAGAAGTATCAGAGGACGCAGCAGCTATTGGCAACACAGCAACTAATAATCTGACAGCCGATAATATGTCTGCTTCTTTTTACCCATTTAAAGCAAGTAACATGGATACTTCTTTTTACAATCAAGGGACTTTCACAGCTACAGCAACTCCCACTACCTCTGGAACAGTGACTTTAGATAGTGGCTCCAACACATTGAGTTATACTAAAATTGGTAACAGAGTGTTTGTATCTGGAACTCTAAAGGTTGCTTCGGTAAGTAGCCCAGTGGGAGCTTTGAACATAACAACTCTTCCTTACACATCATCAGACTTAACGGACAAAGCAGGAGCTTCGATATCAATTTTAAACGCACAGAATCCGCATGGTTCAAACATTGATGACTTTACAGGGTGGATTGGCGAAGGGAGTACAACGTTGTCCATATATTATGTTGAAACATCTGATGCTGCAAACAGTACAGGAAACTCGGCTGCTAATAAAATGCAAGCAAACACACAACTGCACATCAGTTTAAACTACGTCACCTCATCTTAAATCTAAAAAATTAATGAACAATCAATTCACGACTCCAGCAGTAGGAGTTTTAGGACTTCTTGCCAACATAACACTTAATGATGTAAATGAGATATTAGCTGTACTAGTGGGTGTTGCAACGCTCATTTACATGGTGTTAAAGATAATATCAGAAATACGTAAAAAAGATAAATAACTACATGGATAACAACGATAAAGACAGCATGAAGAGAATGTATACTTTACAGGATCTTCTTACAGATGAGTTCATAGACAGGATAAAACTTGGAGACGCAGAACCTTCTTTACTAAACGCTGCTAGGCAGTACCTTAAAGACAACGGCATTCACCAGGGGATTAAACAAAACGATAAGATACAAGACCTTGTAAGTATTCTTCCGTTTAAAGAGGAAGAAGAGGAACCCCCTACAAGTAAAGTTAACTAATAATATGGAAGAGTTAAAGGATTTCAGAAATTTCCTTTACCTCGTTTGGAAGCACCTCAATCTACCAGACCCCACAGACATACAATACGAGATTGCTGAATGGATGCAGAATGGCCCTAGAAGGGCTGTTATCCAAGGCTTCCGAGGCGTAGGTAAATCATGGATATGTTCAGCTTATGTTGTACACCAACTGCTGTTAGATCCCTCAAAAAACATCCTGGTATGCTCTGCCAGTAAAACAAGAGCCGACGATTTCTCCACGTTCACTTTGAGGCTAATCCATGAGATGCCTCTACTAGCTCACTTGATCCCTACCGATAAGCAAAGATTTTCAAAGATAAGTTTTGATGTTGGCCCTGCACCA